CCGATATCGTAACGCCTCAGTATCCACATAATCACGTAACCGCATTTGAGAATGATGCTAATACTGTTGAGTATGATTCCACCTCTGGTTCCGAAAGGTTTTCTCATGTGCATAAATCGGGAACGTCGACTGAGATTGACAGTAATGGTAATCACACACAAATCATTGAAGGGGCTGGATATAAAGTTGTCGCCGAAGGAGAAAATGTTTATATCAAGGGCGGTTGCAACTTGACCATCGACGGTGGATGTAATACAAGAATCAAGGGTGACTGGAATATTGAAGTGCGAGGAAATAAAACTGAAAAGATTTACGGAAACGTAGACGAAGATGTTACAGGCACATACACATTAGATGCACCAACAGGAAGTATAGACTTCCCTGCAGGTAATATCACATCTAATTCAGTAACACTTCATACTCATACACACTCTCAGCCGGCTGATAAAGATGTTCCACCTGATCCTCAATCAGAAACTAATGCACCAACGAGTGGAACATAAATTTAACGAAAGTATATAAATAGAGTCATGGCATTATCAGATTTTAATAATAACACAGGTTCAACACGAGTTGCGGTTAAGAGAAAGTATGCTGACTTACCACTATCGTTTCTAAAGCATCCAGGCACAGGTGATATTAGACCATTGAAAGACATCGATGCAGTAAAACAAAGTGTAAAGAATCTGATATTGACTAATTTTGGAGAAAGACCTTTTCAACAAGGGTTAGGTGGTAATGTTACATCTTACCTTTTTGAACCTGGCAGTGGAATAACATCATATACTATTCAAGAAGAAATAAAAAAAGTGCTAGAAGAACATGAACCGAGAGTAAACGGCGTGACAGTTTCAGTTATTGACGATCTAGATAGAAATGGCTTTATTGTCAACTTACAATATAATGTTTTGGCTCTCAATACAGAAGTTGAATCTTCATTCTATTTAAAGAGGTTAAGGTAAATGGCTAAACAATTAAATACAACCGAACTTGATTTTGATAAGATCAAGGCAAATCTAAAAGACTATTTTAAGAATAGTGATTCAACCTTTGCCGATTATGACTATGAAGGTTCAGGACTTAACAACCTTCTTGATATCCTTGCTTATAATACTCATTATAATGCACTCAATGCCCACATGGCCGTAAATGAGTCTTTTATCGATACTGCACAGGTTCGTTCAAATGTAGTATCACACGCTAAGTTGATTGGTTATATTCCACGAAGTGTAAGGGCCCCATTAGCTACAGTTGCCCTTAAACTTAAAAGATCATCTGGTACAGCAACCTCAGCCACTCTACCTGCCAACTCTACTTTTGAAACAACTGTTGGCGGAGTTACATACACATATCAAACACTCGCAGATGTTAAATCGTCACGGTATAATTCTGATTCTGGAAACTTTGAATTTGATTCCCTTTCTTTGTTTGAAGGAACGCTCAGAACAAGCCAATTCTTTTTTAATGACAACAACAATCAAAAGTTTGTAATCAGAGATGCTTTAATAGATACTTCAACAATGAAGGTTACTGTTAAGGAAAGTGCTACAGCACAGACATCAACAACTTATACGCCTTATTCTTCTGAAGCAGACGTTGGAGCTAATACAAGTGTTTACTTCCTATCAGAAAACTACGAGGGATTTTATCAACTAGAATTTGGTGATGGTATTGTTGGTAAGAAACCTAACGTTGGCTCTGTTATAACTGTTACATATTTGTCAACTTCTTTTACAGATTCAAACGGTGCTAATAGTTTTACCTATACTGGATCGTTCCCAACGGATACTGAACTTGCTGACGCTGGAGCAGTAACAGTATCTTCTGTATCGTCAGGCGGGGCAGCAAGAGAATCAGTTGAGAGTATTCAAATCAATGCACCGAGAGGATTTATTACACAAGACAGAGCTGTTACGACACAGGACTATGAGGCAGTTGTAAAAGGAATTATCGGAGACCTTCAAGACGTTTCCGTTTATGGAGGGCAAACACTCAATCCTCCACAGTATGGTAAAGTATTTATTTCAGTAAAACCACAATCATCTTTATTCTTAACAGATGCACAGAAGTCTTCTATCTTAGCTGCTCTCGAAAGAAAAAGAGTTATTACCGTTATTCCAGAAATCGTTGATCCCGACTACACTTACCTTTACTTTAATGTTTACTTTAAATATGATACAAGTGCAACAGACCAAAACAGCGATCAAATAAAAGCTTCTGTTTTAAATAAGATTTCGACATTTAGTGGAACCTTCCTTGAACAGTTTGGAAATAACTTTAGATATTCTAAATTCCTTGCGGATGTGGACTCTACTGATACTTCAATCAAAGGTTCAATTGCTCAAATCTACGCGTATAAAAATGTTGTTTTCAGTTCTGCATCTACTGCAGGACTTTCTACATCCTTTGGATTCCCACTACTTGGCGATATTAATCAAACGAATCCAATGATGACCAGCACTGGTTGGGAGTATAACAACAAACTATATTTCCTTGAGGACGTTGCAATTTCAGGAGATGCAACTAAGAGAAGAATACAAAAATATTATATTGCTAATAACAGTGTTAAAGTGGTTGAAGAGCGAGAAGTTGGTTTCTTATACCCCGAAACTGGTGCTATTACACTTGATAATCAGCAGGTAGAAGAACCAAACGCAACCATTGAGCTCAAAGTAATTCCAAGATCATACGATGTACCAGGCGTAGAAAATAAAATTTTAACTATTGATCTTGCTAAAACAAATATATTCCCTGATGCAAATCTTTCTGGAACAAGTGGAGATATCATACCATCTTCGGTGTATAACATTCAAACAACAGGAGCAGCAACTGGCTTCAATCCATTCACAACTGCAGGTACATTTGTCCCTCACACAATGTATGATCCTGTAACTGGCATTGGTTATTCGGCAAATACTTATGAAGAACATTTACTTTATGAATCATTAGGTTATGTACATACAAGGCCTACTGTTTCTGCAGGAACATCAGCATCTGGCTCATCGTTCGGTGCAGGAGGTATTGTTTCGACAGGAACGTCAGGATCAACATCATCAACTACTACTACCACCACTCCATCAACTCCATCTTCTGGTGGAAGCGGGTATAGTTATTAAAAATGAAGAATCTTGAAAACATTAGAATAGATGAGTTATTACCAGATCAGTTAAGAGAGACTGCAGCTAATCTACTTGCATTTTTAAAAGTATATTACACACAACAAAACCAAGACAGTGCACCAACTCAACTTATTCAGTTCTTAAATGAAAACCAAGACTTAGATAGAGTTGCTGATGACAAGTTTATTAACACAATTGCTGATTCAATTGCTAAGGACATTCCTAAGTCAGTACACGTTGAAAGAACAAGACTACTAAAGAGACTCGTTGATTATTATAATCTTAAAGGAACAAAAAGATCAATTGAGATTTTCTTTAGATTATTCTTTAATAAAAGTATTAAGATCACCGAGCCGTGGGAGAATGTACTTATTCCTTCGGATGGTAGATTTTCGACAAATCCATTTGTCCGTATTGTTGCAGACTCTCCAAATTCCGTTCCTTCTTCAATTGTTGGTAAGACTATATTTCAGAAAAACAGATATGGGGCTAACGATGCACAAGGTTTTGTAAATAGACTCGAAAAAAGAGAATATGACGAAACCATCTATACTATTTACTTTGACGAATCATCGGTTGTAGGAACTTTTGTTCCTGGCCAAAAACTAGTTGACTCAAATGACTTTAATTACGGAACACTTTATCGATCATTAAGCAGTGTTACTATTAACAATGGCGGATCAGGTTACAAAGTAGGTGATAGACTTTTTCTAGACACAAGAGATAACACTTCTTTTGAATTAATAGTAAGAAATGTAAATGATAGAGGCGTAATACAAGGATTAAAAATAGTTGACCTTGGTGCAGGTAATACTATTGGTTCTCTGCCAGTAAAAGCAGAAGATTTTAAAATACAAGGTAATACAGATACAGTTGCGTCTTTTTTACGTCTTAAAAGAAAAGACGGCGCAACCTTAAAACCTGATGGAGTTCAGGGCGATCTTGTAGATTTAACATATAATTTTTCAGCATTAGTTACCACTCTAGGTTCAGCACCTGGCATTAAAGGTAGACTTTCGGATGGGATTGTAACACAGGATTCTGAATACTACCAAAAATTTAGTTACGAACTCACGACAGACTTACCCTTTTCATCATTCAGAAAATCATTTAATGATATTATTCACCCATCCGGCTATAAAGTATTTAACGTAATTAGAAGAGAAACAACCCCTCCAATCGGATTTGGTTTTGATAAATCTTTAGCCGAAATTAAAAAAATTGTTTCAGCTGTCTTTCAGCCGGGTAATGGTACAGATGTTCCACATATCTATGCTGGATTCGGCGATCCCGATATTGATTATGAAGGTGATCCCGATGAAGATCGCCCCGATGAAAAAATTCCGTTAACCGCTGTTTCTGGTATTGCAAGAGACAATTTCACGACTTTTCAAAGTCCTTCTAGTGTAGCAGCAACAAATA